GGCAGAGCTCAAGCAATTTCGTAAACAAGCCAAGAAGGACATGGCCACGGCGACGACGCAGGGGATGAAGGAGGTGTACAATGGGAAGCAGTTGGCCTATAAAATTTCCATGAACTCGTGCTACGGATTCACAGGGGCCGCGAGGGGGATGCTTCCCTGTGTCGCCATCGCGTCGTCGGTGACGTTCAAGGGGAGGTCGATGATTGAGGAGACAAAGAACTACGTGGAAGCCAACTTCCCAGGGGCAAATGTGAGGTACGGTGACTCCGTGACTCCAGATTCAGCGCTCCTGATTCGACACAATGGTATCGTGAGGACCACCAGAATAGATGCACTCGTGTCAACGTATGCGACCAGGTCTGATGGGAAAGAATTCTCAGATGTGCACGGCATTGAGGTGTGGTCGGACACAGGTTTCACAGAAATCAAACAAGTCATTCGACACAAAACAGATAAGCCTATATACCGAGTCTTGACTCACACGGGGATTGCCGACGTAACCGAAGACCACAGCCTGTTGTCGGTGGATAAACAGGAGATGAAACCAACTGATGTCGCCGTGGGTGTCGAACTTTTGCATCACGATTGTGGACTCGCGTTTGAAGCTGAAATCAAAACTGACATCACGACCGAAGAAGCAAAGGTCATGGGTTTCTTTTTGGGGGATGGTTCGTGCGGACACTACGGCGAAAAGTATACATGGGCTCTGAATAATTCAAACATGTCAATTCTTACCGCGATGCAAGAGGCGTGTCCATTTGAGACGAAAATTTTGGATACACTGAAATCAAGTGGTGTATATAAATTGGTGCCGATTGGGAACATAAAAAATGTGACTTTGCGCTATCGTGCATTGTTTTATAACGCACACAAAGAAAAGGTAGTGCCTCCGTGTATACTCAACGCACCCCTGGACATCGTCAAGGCATTTTGGGATGGGTATTATCTATCTGATGGTGAGAAAGACCAGATCCAAACAATCACACGTTTCGACATGAAGGGTAAAGAAGGTAGCTTGGGTTTATGTTTTATCGCTCGACGTCTTGGTTATAATGTATCACTGAACTGTCGTTCGGACAAAAGAGATATAATGAGACAGACGTGCACTATGGGGTCGCAACGACGTAATCCACTGGCGATTAAAAAAATTGAGCACCTCGGAAACACCTCAGACTACGTCTATGACTTAACAACCGAGTCGCATCATTTCCACGTCGGTCCGGGACACATGATTGTTCACAACACCGATTCCGTCATGGTTGAATTCGACGTCCAAGGACGCACGGGACAGGATGCCATCGACTACAGCTGGACACTCGGTGAGAAGGCGGCAGAGGAGTGCACGCGTCTGTTCAAGAAACCCAATGACTTGGAGCTCGAGAAGGTGTACATGCCTTACATTCTCTACAGTAAGAAACGCTACGCGGCCAAGTTGTGGGAAAAAGGGAAATCTGGAAAGGTGGAGTTCAAGTACATCGATGTGAAGGGCTTGCAACTGGTGCGACGGGACAACACCCCCCACGTTCGAGAGGTGTGCAAGGAATTGTTGGATGTTATCCTTGAATCGTCGGAACCCGAACCACCGCAGGTGTTGGCGAGGCAGAGGGCTCTGGAGTTGCTCACCGGAGACGTGCCCCACCCTAAACTCATCTTGAGTCAATCCCTCTCGGACACCTATAAGGTGAAGGGCACCCCTGTCTCCATCAAGGACATCGACCGAAGTTGGGACATTTCGATGGGACACGTGCAGGTGCACAACAAGATGCGTCAGAGAAAGCCCGGGTCGGAACCCCAAAGTGGGGACCGCGTGCCCTACCTCCTGACCAAGACCGAGGACCTCAAGGCGAGGGCGTTCGAGAAGGCGGAGGACCCGGTGTACGTGGAAGAGCACAACATTCCGGTGGATTACCACTATTACTTCTTAAATAAGTTCTTAAACCCCGTATGCGACCTCTTGGAACCCCTAGTTCCAGAACCCAAAAAAACCATCTTTGGAGAAATAATTGAGAAGAATAAACCCCCAAAGAAGAAAAGGGCACCGGCGAAACAGAAGACGACAATCACGGAATTGTTTAAAAATTTCGAGCTCTCTAAAAACAATGGAGGACATAAGTGAGAAGATTGCGAAAATGATCGACGACGAGGTGGAGCGACGGGTGCGCTCGCAGCTCGACGCCGTGACTTTGGAGTACAATGAAAAGTTGGACGGGTACATCAACCACATCGCGTTGCATCATAACATATCAAAGGACCTGTTGCTTCGCGACGTACCGGCGTTCACGGACCGCACGCGGTGTAAGGGGGTAAAGAGGGATGGGGTGCGGTGCACGCGACGGGGCACGCACCATGGGTACTGCACGATGCATCTCTATCAGAGGGAAAAGCTACAACCCGTCGCCATCGACGTCTCCACGTCGCACATCCACGGCATGGATGTCCTGTACCAAGACAACTGCCCCGCGTGTTTAGAATTAGACCGAAAGAAGCTTATAGATTTGAACAGTATATTATTTAACAATAATGAGTAAATCAGATATTCTGCTATCATCCATCAATACCTTTTACAACGACGAAAAGAATAAAGCTACACTCGTGAACGTATTAAACAAAAAATCTGGAATCTCCCTACGAAACCTCGAGTGGTTCATCACGAACTACGCCAAAAAGAATCACACCTCGTACAAGACGGACGACGGCAAAGTGTTCAGCGTCCACACGGCCTATAAGAGTTCACTGCTCGGGTACAGTAAAAAGTTGTTCGACCCGTTCTGTCGCGCGGAGAAGATTTCGTACGTCATCCCTGGAACAGATGAGGAAATTCAGACGACCGTGGCGCAGTTGAATTTCATCAAGTGGTGCATAAAGAATGACGTCATCTCGTTCGTGAGCGAACACAAAGATGCGCTCATGGCGAATAAGCACGCGACATGAACCCGTTCTCGAATTTGAAGGTCTCGTAGCCGGTGTAATATAGGTGTAAACTGTACGTCTCCGATGTCGGTAAGAGGTCGCACTCTATCGTGGTCTTGTTCGATTCCAACTGACTGAAATCTAAACTCCCCGACGGTTGAACATTCACTGGGTGCATTGAGAATGCATACGAGTAAATGTTTCTAATCGGGCGCGACAGTCTCTTCTCGTAGGGCACGTAGTACTTGAAGTACGTGTGGTCCGAGGACGTGATGTTCGGCAGTTGATTGCCTTGAATGTAGAACCGGGCCTTGTCCATGACCGGGTCGAAAAACGTGTTCAACTGGTCGAAGTTCACGTTGGAGCTGAAATTGAATCTATTGTGTATGTAAAAGTTTCCTTCCTCGGTTTCGCCCGCCTCCTTGACCACGAGAGGGTTCTCGAACTTCGTGTTCCTGAAGAACCAGTGCAACGTTTTCACCGGGATGTTCGGTACGAGTTGGTTCTTGATGGTTGTGGACGACGGGTCCGTGGTCGCGACCGGGTGTTTCTTCACCACGTCCGTGACCCATAGGCCCCTGTGGTTCATGGTGTACAGGCGTTCATCGGGGGAGGTGGTTATTTCTTCGGTCACGATGTCGAACTCCGAGAGGGTGAGGGTCTGCGCGGTGTTCGCGAAGAAGGTCTGTGGATTGAATTTAAATTCAAACTCAATCTTCTGGCGATGGCACGCGCACACGGGGAAATACGGTCGATTGGGTTGGTTCGATGCGTACTCGTCCGCGGCGTATTTGCGGGCGAAGAAAAAGTTGAGGGGGACCACCACATCGGACGCGTATTCGGCGAAGTTGTTCGCGCCGTCGGACGTGTCGAAGGCCAGTGAACGGTTGAGCAAGAAACGGTTCGCCACTTTTTCGGACATCTCCGTGTACATCTCGTCGTGAATGATGCCCCAGTCCCCCCAAAACGTCTCCACCTCCATCTCGTCCACGTACATCCGCACGTACTCGAAGATGTGTCTCCCGACCTGGTCGGCGTAGTTCCCACCGACCTCCAATGCGGGCAGGGTCAGGGACACGTACATGTTCGACAGGTAATCGCCCATGTTCGTTCGAGGGTCGTACTGCACCTTGATGGTTTCCCCGAAAGGCCACGTGCTCTGTCGGTTCGAAGGGGCCACGATGTTTCGGTTCCTATGAAACTTGCGAAATTCGGCGTGTTGTTCGGTGTTGTAATTAAAAAAACTTTGCTCTGGGTCCTTTGAAAGCAGGTACGTGTCCTGTTTACCGATGGCGCTGAGTGCGACGTGCGCCGCTTCGCCCATGCTTACTTTACGCGTACAATTTTTTGAGGTCGTTCTGCCACATCTGGGTGTGCGTTATTTTCTTCAAGTCTTCGAGGTCGTTCGCAGCCTGCGCGGCCTCGCGCATCATGGATTCCACCGCTTCTTGCGTGTACTGGTACGTGCGAATGTTCAGGAGGTAGTCGAACTTGCCGTCGATCATGGGAAACGTGTGAAGCATCTCTCGTTCGAGCTCGTCGCGCTTTCGCTTGAAGATGCGAAGTTGGTCGTCCACCACCATCTTCACGAATAGGGCTTTGTGCGTGCACACGCGCGCGCGGCTCTCGTACTCTTGGATGAGGTGTTCTTTGCGTTTCACGTAGTAGTGTTTGCGCACGAGCACGAAATCGGTGAGAATTTCTTCGGGGGTCTCGTAGCGATGGATGCCCTTGACCGGGTGGAACAAGTGCATGTTCGACGTGTGAATGACCTTTCGAAGTTTAAAGTCTTTCACAGGGTCCGCGCCGGCGTACCCGCTCACGACGAAGTGCACGTCCTCGATGGTGCTCTTATTGGTGTATCCACTGATGACTTTTTTATCCACGAGTTCGTCCAGGTACTCTTTGAAATCCTGCGTCCATCGCCCCGGGGGGAGTTCGGTGATGACGCCGTCGTTCCAGATGCCTTCCGCCACCCACGAGGTGCCGTCCCGGGTCATCGTGCCCTTGAACCCTCTGTAGTACGGACGCATGGGCACCACCGCGTCGCCGTCGAGGATGCGTCTGATGTTGGACACGATGTCCGTGGGATTGAACGGGGGCACCGAACAACTGAACCCGGTGCCTATGCCTTCGGTGCCGTTCACGAGCACCATGGGTATGGTCGGGGCGTAAAACTCGGGTTCGATGCGTCGTCCGTCGTCTTCCAGATGCGTGAGCACGGGCTCGTCCAAGGGGTCGAACACGGCGCGCGTCTCCGGGGCCAACTTGGTGAAGATGTACCTCGTCTGCGACGCATCTTTCCCACCCATCAGACGCGTACCGAACTGCCCGCAAGGCACGAGGAGGTTCACGTTGTTCGAGCCCACGTAGTCGTTGGCCAACTTCACGATGGTATCCGCGAGCGACACTTCGCCGTGGTGATAGGCACTCTTATCGGCCACGTACGCCGCGAGTTGGGCCACTTTCATCTCCTCCTTCAAGTTTTTGTGGAAGCACGCGTAGAGCACTTTCCGTTGCGACGGTTTCAAGCCATCCACGACGTGGGCGATGGACCGCTTCAGGTCGGCCATGCTGAAGTTGACCAAGTCTTTGTGCACGAAATCACTGATGGTGATGCGCTCGACCTTGCCGTACTGGATTTCGAGGTCCCTGGAATCTTTCACGGACGTGTCGAGGAGCCAAGTCTTGCGGTCGTCCGCTTTTTTCTTGTCGAACGCCAGGGTCATGGACGCGTCGGTCATGGCGTCCACGTCGAATTTCACCACCAACGCGTCGATGTTTTTGAAATATTCCCTCGCTTCCTGGGACGTGGACGTCCCGAGACCTTTGTAATATTTAATTTTCCATCCATCGTATTGATGCGTCGCGTACCACCCACGGAACGCGTGGTCGGTGTAGAAACTCATCGTCTGTTTGCCTTTGCTGGCTTTGATGATGGGAGTGACCATGCTTTCCACGAAGTTCAGTTTGAGGAGGGACGGCCAAAAGTAATGAAACATGTTCAGAATGAGTCCCTTGATGTGCGAGCCGTCGTTATCGGCGTCGGTCATGATGAGCAAGCGCCCGTACCGAAGGTCTTTGGTGTCGGTGTAGTCCTTCCCCTGTTGCAACCCGAGGATTTTCTTCAACTCCGAGAACTCTTTGTTTTCCGTGAGCGTCTTCACCGAGGCGTCGCGCACGTTCTTGCATTTACCACGAAGGGGGAACACGCCGTAGTAGTCCCTGCCGACCACGGAGAGCCCGGCCACGGCCAACGTCTTCGCCGAATCCCCCTCGGTGACGATGAGCGTGCACCGGTGCGAGTGCGCCGTTCCAGCCTTGTTGGCGTCGTCCAGCTTGGGCACGCCCGAGATTTTTGACTTTTTCGCACCCGCGTCGGTCTTCTTCAACTGTTGCATCTCTTTGTACTTGGACAAGGTGTGGAGTTCGTCTTGAATCCCCGAACGCAGGGCCGCTTTCACGAACGACGCCGGGGGGTCGAAACGGCTTCCGAAGTCGGACACTTTGGACGTGCACTCCGACTTCACTTGCGAGGAGAACGACGGGTTTTCGAGGGTGGCCTTGACGAACACGAAGAAGGTGTTCTTCACCTGTTGAGGTTTCAACTTGAACTTCGTACCCATGGCGGCGACGATTTGCGACGCGACGTGGTCGACGTGGGTGCCACCCTTGGTGGTGCAGATGCCGTTCACGAAGGACACTTGTTCGAACCCATCTTGCGAGGGCGCGATGCACACGGACCAGCGTTCGGAACTGGTGCACACGATGCTGTCCGTCTGCGTGTACATCTTCGCGTACTTGTCGAAGGACGTCTTCGCCAAAGGTTCGCCTTGGAACTTGACTTTACAGTTCGACGACGTCGACACGTTGCAGTCCCACACGCGTTTTTTAAATATCTCGTACACGTCGTCGGTCATGTGTGTCATCCCACCGAATCTTTTCCAATCGGGGATGAAGGTTATGTTCACCACCGACGTCGCGCCTGAAAATTTTTTAATTTTCGGGGGGTTGCACTTTGTCATATTGTGGCTCCAACTTTGGGTGTACAGTAGTTTGTTCTCACCATCTTTAATAGTGATTTCAAAATGCGATGAGTAGATGTTTGCCAGCTTGGCACCGTATCCGTTCCGACCACCCACGATTCGTTTCTGCGTGTCGTCGTAGTTCGTGCTCGTGAGGAGGTGGCCGAAGGTGAGTTCGGGGTTCCACACGCCTTCCGTGGGGTGTTCGCGCACGGCGATGCCACCGAGGGGGCCGTTGTTAGAGATGGTGATGGCCCCGGTCTCTGGGTCCAAGTTCACGAGGATCGAGCTCACCGCCTTGGGGAACAGGCTGTTGCGATCTATGGCGTTGACCAGGATCTCGTCGAAAATCTTCAACAACGCGGGACTGTACTGCACCGACTTCTTCACGAACGCATCACCCTCGATGACCCAGTACGGCTCTCTCGTCTGGTCCACGGGACCGACGTAACTGTCCGGGCGTTTGAGGATGTGTTCGATGTGCGTGAGTTTTTGGATCGTCTCCGTCATGCGTCAGATTCTGGGGGGTACATGAAGGCTTCCATGCCACGAATCCAAGTCACGAGTTCGTCGCGGGTGAGACTCCGAAAGGTTCTCGGTCTCATACGACACCGACCAATTTCCCTATCACGAAGGGCTTTGAAATTTGGTTTTTTATGTCGTTCGAAACAATCGAAACACACCCGACGCACGCGTTTATCTATGAATTTATAGTACATCAAGTTCAAGTAAACCGGTGCGGGATTATACAGGTAACGGTAATGATAATACGCCATGCATTCGCGCGTGGTCTCCGGGCACACGCGAAGGTCGATGGGGTGGTCGCACACGAAACAATAATAACGCCAATCGATGATCATTAAAATATTAGTTCAGGATTTCCTTAAAAGACACGAGCGCGATGTTGTGTGAATCGAAAATATCCACCAAATCTTCCCACGAACACGATTCCACCTCGCACTCGTCCACCACGAGGGCGTACCTATGGCCCGGCTCGTCGTCCGGAATCTTTGCCTCCAATTCACGAAGCACGCGCGGGTACTCCTCACCGAGCGTCTCGAGCACGTCGGCGTGAATCGTGACCCCGTCGCCACCGAGGTCGAGGCTCATCATGAGGTCGACCGGGTCGTCGTCCGAACAGAACGTCACGCCGTGCTGCTTGTACATGTCGCCGTACACGTCTTGGAAGTCCGAGGACTCGCCGGTGTACAACAGGATGCTTCTGTCCGTGCGCACGGCGAGGTCCCACTCGTCGTACTCTATGATGCTGACGATGTCGTTCAAGTCGTGGTCGATGTCCATGTCGCGGTTCTTCCACACCCGACGCAACGTCCGCGTGTCGAACTTCGGCACGCACGCGTCCCGCTCCATCACGCGATGGAACAAGCCGTTGCAGTACGCATCGATGAGGAAGAGGTTCTTCAGGGAGTTGTGTTCAAACGTCATTGTTTAGTAAAGTAATGGACATAATTTTTAAATGAGTATCGCGTCCCATTGCATCAATCGAGCGTCTTCACCACAAATCAGATGCATGTGTTCCCACGGGTCCACGTCATCGTGGTTGAATCCTAATTCCTTCCTCCAGTACCCACCGACGTCCTCGGGAATCTTCCGAGGAAGGACGTCTCCGAACGTGCGTCGCAGTTTACGTCGCAGGTAAGTCGCGAACCCGCGCCCCGGCACTCGAGTCTCGAACCACTCCACGAGGGCCAAGGTCTCGTGCACGCGCACGACGTAGGCGTAGGCGAGCACGAAGGTTCCGTGTTTGAGGAGGGATTGGTATTGATGTGGGTTCAGACATTTTTTCCATTCCTCCGCCGGACCTAGGGTCTTCAGTACGTGCAGGTGTTCGTAGTGTGGTAATAATTCGGGTCTATTGTTTTTGATGTATGCATGGAAATCGCCGTGGTTAAATGTTCGACACTCCGCGATGGCGGTGTGCATCGCGCGTGCATCGAGTGTGTGGTGAAAAAAAACTGGGGGTATTTTAGATGTATTTGTACCTCATCGTCGTACTATGCACCGCGTGCATGGTGGCCCAGAACAATAAAAGAGGACGGACGAAGACCATCGACACGCTGATGAAAAGGTCGGCGAAGTACGCGACGATGGCGCAACAGGATGGGTCCCCCATGCACGGCGTCGTCCACGCGAACCACGCCATCGCCTACCTGAGCGCCGCCGGAGACATCGCATCACCGCAAGAGATTCACGACGCCACGGGCATCGACCTCAAGGTGTTCCGCGAACGCGTCCTCGCGGTGCAACACGAAGTCACGCAAAGAACCATACAGAAGTGCCCTGAATTTAAAGGGGACATGGACCTGTACCTGTCCGCCATCGCGGATGCGTAAACAAATCTCAGTGCATGCGGTGGCTAAACAGCACCCTTAAAGAACGTGTGAACACGCCGAACAAAAGGGAGGCGATGAAACTCATCGACCGCGCCACGGCCGACGTCCAACGACGACATCTCGCGAATCTGTACCTCAGCGGTGCGGTGAGCAAGAACCGGTTGCGTCGGGTCCCGCAATCCCCCGAACGGACGACGCGGGAAGTCATGGGTCAGCGGAACCCATCCCACGAAAAAAGGTGTTAAAAATGAAACGCCATTCTTAAGTAGTGCGCATCACCATGAAAGTCGTGCGAGACGATTCATGGCATGTATTATATAAAGACGCACAGACGTCCGGGCGAGACGACGCGGTGTGTGTGACGATGGCAAACTCCATCTGGCGCTACAACACGAAGGCGCGCGAGATGAAGGAGGCGCGTTCGCGGCGCGCCATACTCGTCGTCAGCGAAAAGAAACGCGTCGGTAAGACGACGTCGAAGCGCACGCAGTTGTGCCAGGGGAAGACGCGGTCAGGGGAAGGCTGTCGCTTCAAGGCGAGTTGCGATGGGTATTGTAAAAAACATAGTTCTATGTAATTTTAATTAAAATAAGTTGGTGAAACGTAAGGTTGTCTTCGTAGTCGTATTTAGCTGTACGCACGGCCATGCCAGTGTTTTCGAGGTCATGCAGAAGTTTATAATTTAAATATTCTTGGGACATCGCGTCCAAATCACACACGAGCTCTAGGCGACGCTTAAAGAATCGTCGTCCAGACGTGGACTCCACGTGTCCCGAACGGTACACCTTGGTCTCCACGAAGTGGACGTGCACGTCTTCATCACCCAGGACGTTGCGACGCTTTCGAGGTCTCGATGGAGCGCCAGGGGTTTCGGCAGGTATTTCGTTGCGACTGGACTGGGGGGTCTCCATTGCTGTCTTCGATGTGGATGTGGTCATTGGGACTGGGGGTTTTTTTTTCAATCTTTTATTAAATATGTCGGGTTCCGAATTTACAATTGTAAGTGTAGTTGTATCGATGGGTGCGAGTATTTATGTACTAAGCACAAAGTGAAACAATTGAGGGAGTCGGCACCAATAGCCCGATGACGCCCCCCAACTCTATCCAGCACTGGCGCTTCTTTCTAGCATATTTCTCAAAGACGGTGTCGACAGATTACGTAAGTCGTTCTTATTCAAGTTCCCACATTACATTGAACACCGATATTTTTTTTCTTATTTGTTATTAAATGTTTCTCGACCAAGAGAACCTACGACCGGTCATCATCGCGATGGCCCTCTACATCGGCATCGTCGGCCTCGCCCCGAAAGTGGCGAAAAAGAGCACGGGCATCCAACCCGTCGACGACCTCATCATGTACATCCTCGCACAGAAGGACAGCATGATGCAAGGCGCCCTATTCGTTGGTCTTCTCGTGTTGGCCACCAATTACATCGGTGAAGAATTCATGTAAGACCGCATCCCTCCCCACGACGTTCTTCGTGTGCGTGTGGTCCATGTACCTCAGGCGCTTGTCGAACGCGTCTCTCATGAACTCCAAGAGCTTGACCGGGTCTGGCTTCCCCCAGTGCATACCCTTTTTGAAGAGAAAATCGTCTCTCTCAAGCTCTTGAAGTTCACACGGCACCAGGTAGGGTGTCTTCACGTACTCCGGCGCCCCACCGAAGTCGGTGATTATGACGGGCTTGTCTCGGAGGGCGGCTTCCACGGGGCCCATCCCGACGCCCTCTGATTTACTGAAGGACACGTAGCAGTCCCCACGGCGGTGCACCTTGGCCTCCATGTCGTCGTCGGAGATGAGTCCGTTGATGACTTCCACCCGTGGCAGTTTGATGTCGACGTCCTTCGTGCACGTCGCCTTGACGAGCAGGCGGGACTGCGGTTCATTCAGGCGCACGAACGCCTCGAGGATGGCGTTGAACTGCTTGCGGTCGTCCAAGATGTTTCCTATGTGGTAGAACGTGTACGTCTCCGGGGTTGGTATGTGGGCGTGCACCACGTAGAACTCCGTATCGGGGAACTGACGGGAGAAGACTTCTTGACAGAACTCACTCGGCACGGCCACCCTCTTAAAGTGTTCGAAGAGGAGGCCGTAGTCTTCGTGCACCTCCGTGGTCTCACACACCGTCATGAGGGCGAGGTTTTTCACGCGACTCTTGACGTACGGGATTTGGTCCATCGACGCGGGCACGGGAATCGCAAACAGCAGGCCGTGTTCACTCTCGGGGATTTCCGAACCGATGACGTGATAGGTGGCATCGGGGAACAGGGCGGTGTATTTCGAACAGTGCTGCCCGATGCCCGCGAGGCGGGTGGGCCCGATGAAAATCATCCTCTACACTTTAAAGATTATCTACGCTTTATGTATATTGAACATGGACGCTCTCATTCAAGAAATCCAGGCCGAACGCTCCCGAGCGCGAGTCGACAAGGACCGACTCTACGAGATTCTCGCGAAGATGGCGGAACTCGTCGGGACCTCCGGTGGGGGTGCCGGCGCGCAAGGACCACGAGGCCCGCAAGGCCCGCAAGGCCCGCAAGGTCCG